AATACACTTGTTCTTATGTTTAGCACTGATTTGACTCACAATGAAAGCGCGTCGAAAGAAGAAGGGAAAGGGCACTAGAGTAGTGACCCGCCCGCTTGGTGGAAGAGTTCTTTAACTCGTTAGTCCTGCGGGAGAAAAATCTCTCGCAGACTTTTTTTTAAAAGTGTAGAGTAATGTTTTTAAATTATGGACAATTTCGATTTCAGGCCTAGATTCTCCCCTATTATTGACAGTGTTTCTTATCGCTATTCTGTCGGCGCATACCGCGGTAAAAAGCGAGTTACTATCGCTTGGTTTGCCGAGGAACGCCCTGCGAATGACTATCTTACTCGTTGTCGTCGTACTAATCCTTATATTAAGTTTGATTGCCTTAAAAGCTTTTTTTAATGCCCTGCTCTTCTCCCATATGGATACGAAATCGCCGTTATTTTGACAAGAAAAATCCTTGTCGTAACGGTTCTGATGTCGCTAAGTCTGCCCTCGCCCTTCGTCCCTGGGATGTTGCCCGTCAATGGCTGATGGTCCCATGTGGAAGGTGCGAAGACTGTTTGCGTCGTCAGCGTAATGACTGGTTCATTCGTTTAGAGCGCGAGCTAACCCGTTGTAAAGCTGATAGTCAGCAGGCTATTTTTGTTACAATTACAATTGCCCCGAAGTATTATGATGAGGCTCTACTTGATCCTTCTCGATTCATTCGTCGTTTCAACGAGCGGTTGCGGCACAAACTTGGCCATTCATTTAAACATGCTTTTTTCCAAGAATTCGGTACTCATCCCGAAACGGGAAACGAACCTCGCTTGCATTTTCATGGATTCTTGTTTGGGACAAACGTTCTTTACAACACCATTCGCGCCGCCGTTCGAGATCTCGGTTTTTTATGGCTAGCGAAGGCCACTCATAAGCGGGCTCGTTATTGTGTTAAGTATGTTACTAAACAAATTCAGTTTAATCCCGAAGAAATTTCGGACAAATACGTTACTGTAAATGGAAATCTTACGCCTTTATCTGTCCTCCTCCAACATCGCCGTTATACGCGAAAATTCGTATCTGCTGGCGTTGGTGATTTTCTTGGTTATATGCCTCGCCCTTCTGCTTGTGTCGCGTCGTGGTCTTATTTCGATTTTTCGAGGCGTATCAATTATAATTACTCGATTCCTCGATACTATTTTAAGTATTTTAAATCGGAAGACGAGGTCATGCGTTCGATTGCTGCTGCTGACGCTTATGCACGTTTTAGCAAGTCTTCTCTGGTTAAGCGTATTGTGTCTTTGTGCGTTGAGCGGTTCTCCCTCAATTCCGCCGTATCCAGTAGAGCGTCGTATACGTGGGAACAAAAGCAAATAATGCGTTTTTCTGCGTCTTCTCGGAGGATGCCCGATTTTGACCCCCCTACTTGGCTAGATGAGGATATTCTTCAATTTTGGAGAGATCATTATAAACTTCAACTAATTATTTAATTTATGGGAAAACAACCTTTCATTTCACACGCTGTAAATGGCTACTCTCGCTATGATGTTCCTGAGAGTAAAGCTTTTACATGCACGCCGGGTATTTTGTATCCCGTGCGCATCGATTTTATTAATGCCCGTGACCGCGTTTCTATTGAGCAGGGTATTGACGTTCGCAGCAATCCTCTTGCTGTTCCGACGTTTAACCCCTACACTGTTCGGCTTCATCGTTTCTGGGTACCACTCCAGTTGTACCATCCTGAGTTGCGGACGAATAGTAGTAAGTTTGACATGAACGATCTGAGCCTTAATTGGATTGCCTCCTGTCAACCTCAAACGGGTGGTTTGAATGGTGATTTCTTCGGTGCGGCTTATACTAATTCGTTGATGTCTTGGTTGCGCATCGCTAATAAATACACTACTGGTATATCCTCTGTTCCTAGCTCCGTGATGCTTCCTGCTAATTCTTCTATGGATCGTTGGAGTAACGCCGACACGTATTTAGCTTATTGGGACATCGTCCGTAACTACTATGGTTATTCGCAGTGGGGACTTTACTCTTTCGCTTGGCCCATGGCTAACAAAGTTATTCGTGCTGGTTCTACTTATTCTCTCGATCCCGATAATTCTGGAAATTCTCGCTTTTTTACGCAGTGTTTCGGGAGTCTCGAGTATCTTGATTCTTATTTTGAGAGTCAGTTTTATCCGTCGGCTGTAACTTCTTCGAATAATACTTTTAATCGTGGTAACTTGTTCTCTCAGATAATTTCTTCTGACCTGGATAGTTCTGCTGCTTCCGGTAATGGTTTCCCCATTTCTTCGGTTTATCCATCCTCTACGCTTTGGGGTTCAACCGGTATTCTCTCCCAGACTTTACCTACCACTACTTCTACGGGCAATTGTTCTGCTGCCTATTTCGTTACTGCGCATCCTATGGCTGTATGTCCGTCGAATCCCGATCGTTTTAGTCGTCTTATTCCCACTGGCTCTAATTCGGCTGTATCTATGACGGGCGTTACTACTATTCCTCAGTTGGCCATTGCTTCCCGCCTTCAGGAATACAAGGACTTGCTTGGTGCTGGAGGCAATCGTTATAGTGATTGGTTGGAAACGTTCTTTGCTTCCAAAATTGAGCATGTTGATCGTCCAAAACTTCTTTTCAGTGCCTCGCAGACTGTTAATGTGCAGATTGTTATGAATCAAGCCGGGGATAATAATTTTTCTGGCAATCAACCCCTTGGACAGCAAGGTGGCTCTATTGCTTTCAATGATCGTTTAGGCCGTCGCCAGTCTTATTACTTTCGTGAGCCTGGTTATATGATTGATATGTTGAGCATTCGTCCTGTTTATTACTGGTCCTTTATTAAACCGGACTATCTCAACTATATGGGTTCTGATTACTTTAACCCCATTTATAACGATATTGGATATCAAGATGTTCCTTCTTTTCGTCTCGCTTTTAACGGCAATCCTGGGGCTTCATTTGCTACCGAACCTTGTTTTAATGAGTTCCGTTCTTCTTATGATGAGGTGTTAGGTCAGCTCCAGGCTTATAGTATGCCGGAATCTGAAGGTGGGTCTGTAGCCCCCCTCTACTCTTATTGGGTTCAGCAGCGTACTGTTCATACTTATAGTGGAACTGGTTCTCTTCCTGAGGCTAGCTATTACCCTCTTCTTTTCGTTGATTTGGCTCAAGTTAATTCTCCTTTTCAGTCGAACGTTGAGGATAATTTCTTCGTGAATATGTCTTATGCTGTCCAGAAGAAGAACCTTGTTAATAAAACGTTTGCAACTCGTTTGTCTAATCGCTAATTCATTAATTTTATGGCACTTGAATGGCTTCTCGAAGATGTTCCTGCTTATGTTTCTCGTGGTCAACGCATCCTTTCTGTTCTTGACGGTTCTGGCACTGTCGATGTTCTCCCTGGTCGTCCTGATGTGGCACTTGAACCTTCTGATTTTGAGAAGGGGGAGAAATTCAACCCTGATATCGACTTCGACCCTAATTCATTCTCTCGTATGGACAAGTTCGATGGTCTCGAAGTCGGTCAGGAACTTATTGATTCGGAGATAGATAGATCGAAGCCCGCTTCGAACCCCCCTAAGACTGAAGAAAAATAGTATTCTCTTTACTAGACGATATATGTTACGTGCGCGGACCCCTTCTGCGAGAGTTCGTGAATCGCTGAAGGTTATTGGTAACGACTGCAGGAGAGGCCGCGCATTTTTCTATCGTTCTTTAAATTTTATTATTATGTCTGATACTAAACAGCCGTTTTACAAGTCGAAAGCCTTTTGGACGCTTGTTTCGTCCGTCATTGCCGCTCTTGCGACTTTTTTCCTCGCTTCGTGTTCTGCCCAGGCCAAGGTTGCTCGGACGGGCGTTCATATTGATACTGTCCGTGTAGATTATATTATTCGTTCGAATAATTTTACTCTTCCGTAATATGAGACTCATCGATTTTAAGTCCTACATTGAGCCTGTTTCCACAGGTGCTATACTCGGTGCTGCAGGCATTTCCGCTGGCGGTCAGGTTGCCTCTGGCCTTTTTAAGCCATCCCTTAAGAGGCAGTGGAAATATCAGCAGAAGCAAATGAAGCTTCAGCAGCAGTATGCTCTTGAACAGATGCAGAAACAAGGCGAGATTAATTACGCTAATTGGCAGAAACAGTTTGATTACGAAAACGCCTACAATGATCCCTCTAAGGTCTTCGATCGTTATCTTAAGGCCGGCGTTACACCCGCCGCCGTCCTTGGCTCTTCGGGCGTTGGCGTCAATGCTACTATGTCTGGCGGCTCTGCTGGTTCTGTAGGCGCTTCTGGCCCTTCTGGCGGGTCTTTTGATTTTTCTAGTCCTCTGCCTCCTGGTGTTGGTTCCGCCGCCGCTGGAACCGCCCTTGAAGCCATGGGCGTCAATTCAACCATCGAGCGCAATAAGGCTGCCGCCGCTCGTGATGATGCCGAGGCTGCAAATATTCGTAGTAATACCTTTGAACCTGAGTTTAATAGGGCTCGTATTGAAGCCTCTAAGGCTGTTGATGAAGCGTTGGCTAACAAGGAAATCGAGGCCGCTGCCGCCCTTAAGTCCGAGCGTCTTTTGAATGATCTTAATGGCACTTTGCTCTCCCTTACGATGGATGCCCGTGTTGAAGAATCTAAAGCACTTGCTGATACGGCCAAAGAAGAATTAAGGCAGCTTCGTATTGAGGGTACGTACATCGACCGCCTGGTTAAGGCTCGGGTTTTGGTTCTTGAAACACAGAGTACTCTCAACTCGGCTCTTTCTGGCCTTGCTTCCGCTAATGAGGCAGGACAGCGCATTAATAATCTCGATCTTGCTAATGAGTTTGCGCGTAGCTGGGATAAGCGTTTTGATGTTGAAATTCCGAATCCTCAGTACGAAAGGAATCTTCGCAGTTCCAACCCTATTACTCGTGGTAATCCTGGTCCCAAAACCTTTAAGGTTTCTATGTCTCTTAAGGACTTTTACGATAAGACCGCTATAAATCAGGCGAATGCTTCTGAGTTTCTCCCTGAACAGGCTCGCATTGCCCTTCGTAATGCAAAACTTGATCCGTATGTTGAAATTTCTAAAGCCTTGGTTGGCGCGGCCGCTAGTATTACCGGTGCAGGCATCATCCGTGGAGGCATGTCCCGTGCGTCTAGGACTATCTCTGCCGGCGGTTCTACCAGTGATTCTGCCGGCTCTTCACTCACGACTCGTTACGACTCGAGAGGAAATCTTGTTGGTTATGCGAAAACGGAGATGACTCGTGGTACTCATTCTAGTTCGTACAATACTACTCGACACTCTCGCTAAAATTGTTGGTTTTTTTTTTGCATTTTAAGTTTTTGTTGTTATATTTGCCTCGTAAACCAATAACCGTATTGTTATGAAAAAGAACAAAAATTCCAAAGTTGACAATTTAGTACTCGATGTTATAGAGTATGCATTCGTTGAGTGGCTCGTCCGTCGCGGAATATTTTCCGCCTATAGGACGAACTATGACCGCATCCCTACGGCTGGGAAGACCTTTCGAGACTGCTTGCGTGATCACATCCGATATGTTTATCGCACGCCTAGCCTTGGCCCCGAGTCCCTCATCTCCTCTGCTTTTCTGTTTCCTTCAACTCCTGAGGGTTACGAATTCTGGATCAAGCAGTCTGACGCTTGGAAGTGTTTTTACAATAATCTCTAAATGAAACGTTAAATTGTATTATTATGACACAGATTCATATTGTTGTCCGTCGCATTAATCCTGCACTTAAGGTTGATTTTCTTCAGGTAGGTTGTATTAAAGATGGTCAGTTTTCGACACTACCTTTTAATGCTCTTGATCATACTCCTATTTCTGATTTTGTAGAGTATTCTAGTATCTCTGCTTCGCCCTATATCAGTCATTGTCGTATTCCTAGCCTTATAGAGGCCCTGATCGCGTATCCTGATTTTTCGATTGATTTCTTCGATAATACACTTGTTCTTATGTTTAGCACTGATTTGACTCACAATGAAAGCGCGTCGAAAGAAGAAGGGAAAGGGCACTAGAGTAGTGACC